CATGAATCAGGACAGCATTTTCGAGTAGTGTCGAATTTGAGTTTTTCTCGTGTTGTTTGCCACATATGTTATTTGGGGTTATTGAGTAGGAGGAAGGGAACGGAAAAACGAAATCAAATCCCAGATATTACTTTCTCTTTGAGAGTCTGTAAGGTCTTTATGATACCATAGTGCGAAATCTATAAGTTCGTCATCTGATTTAGGAAGAGCGAGGATTCTAACCTTTGCTTCTTGGAAGCAATGAGACTTTCGTGCATCTTACATATTTCGCGAGTGGTTGGCATAGAGTTATTGTAAAGGAGGTTTAATAGTCCCTGCTTTTGCTCATGGCAAATCTTTTGTTGTTTTATAGTACATATTTTAATCAGTTATAAAAATAATTTTATCTTCCCTACTCCAATGTTTACTTGCGGATAAGTTCCAGATTTCTTTATCTCGTGTTCATTCTCAGTAAAAAACAGTATCAGAAAACGCTTTGAAAATATTATCTATATCAGGGGTAGAGTCGTGAGGCGTTCAGTCCTTTTCTTTCTTTTTCTTTTCACTCCAAGATTGAGGCATAGCGAAGTGAAATTGTATTGTATAGTCTCAATATACGAGTCACTCTATTATCTCTTGTCTATGGGGAAATAAATGCGTTCTGAGGGCATTCATCCTTGAGTGATACTCTTTTGTTTTGTTATTCCATGAATTACGATTCGATCGAACTGCTGGAAAAGGTCTAATTGGAATTTCAAGTATCATAAATTTGTTTTAAATAATGAATCAAAATAGTTTATCAAGTCATCTTTCCTTTACTAAATTATCTCTAATAGATTTATTTTTATGAAATTGATTATGACATTTTATACAAACATGAATTATATTTTTTTTATCGTGTAAAAATTCATGTCTTGGTTTTTCGCTTCTAAATACTATATGATGATGTTCCCACCGTAAAGAATTATTTATTCAACAATATTCACAGAATCTATATCAATATTTATTCATCATTTCTTCGTTCATTTCTTTGCATACTTTTGTAAAAGTTTTTTCCTTGAATTGATGAATATTTATTTTTTCTCATCATTTTTTATAAACTCAGTTTCTATAAGCAGGATTATTCTCTCACATTCTATCTCTTTTTAATCAAATAATTTGGCAACCCTTTCAGCATAATAAAATATTATTTGAATATGTTTTAAATTCTTTTCAACATTCTTTACAATTTTTTGTATAGCGCAATTTTTTTGCATTTGATAAACATCGTTCTTTATGTTTTTCATAATCTTTTCTCGCACTAATACTTCTTGCCTTTTTTCTACATTCTATTTTTTTGCAATAAGATTGATTATATATTTTTTTAACAAAATCCTCTCAGCAAAACATGCATTTTATTATCATAATAAAAATCTCGGGGCGTCGTACTAAAGAGTACCCCGAGATTTGGTTAGTACGAACTTTAAACTCTTTAGTTTTTTAATTATACTAAATTCTATGATAAATCAAATATTTATCTTACGTTTTGTATTCTTTTTACGATTATCTACTTGGATTTTAGAAAACATATTTTAATTTTAATGGAGTCCTGACATAGTAATTAGCTATTACTCAGGACATATAAACGCAGGGGACTACATATTGCATATCAGACGATATAAATAAACCTGCGTTATATATACATTTAAGCATTGATTCTCTCTTTTCCAATCCGCAATCAAATGCTTCCTTAGTATGAGGGTCGTTTTATCTGCGGAAAAACCATTTCTGGAAAGTATCTCATAATGAGAGTGTAGTAGGCAAAGATTTGACTCGTCAAACGCGTAATACACGAGTATAGTCACCTTGCATGTTATCTGTCGTCAGTAGCTAGCTAGCCTCACTAGTCGTACACAGATTTCCTACGTTTAGCGTCTACCTATTCCGCCACTACTACACACTCACTACGAGTGTTAGGAAAGTTCTTTAAGCCTAATCTCACAAGCATTATACGCATCTTCATTCCAACGTCTTTCATCTTGTGATTGTACAGATCGTGAGAGTTCAGCCATATACTTCTTGAGTGCTGCAATCTTTCATTTGTTTTCAATAGCTTTGTCCATAATTATAGTGTTATAAGGTAAAATTCAAAAGTTTTCTGAGTCAGATACTGTATCTTCTGTTCAACAAAGCAAGCAGTATCCATACGTGTATCGTGTTGGTTTTGGTAATTCTTGTCAGTATTTATTACCGCATTTTGTGCATACGTTCATCTTTAGGAGGGTGACAAATAGAAATAAGGTCGAGATAGTCTTGAAGTTGTTGGTCTGTAAAATCTCCGTCACATAGCCTTAAAATATCTTCTTCATACGCTTGTATGAGACTGTCAGTTCTACAGTGAGAGAGTCAGTGATACCTTTGTTTAAGTTCGTGATTTGGTGTTCCTAGTGCTAGTGCAGTACCGAAGTTGTTGAGTGATACTTGAGTAATCATAGTTATTGAGGAGTTAAGATACGAATTAAAGTTTTTATGTCTTCTATGGATTCAATATTTAAATCATAGCATTCTATGCTAAATTTATCCATATATTTATATTGTAGTGGTCATAGTTTAAATATTTCATACTCTCATGAGAAATAACTATGTATTCCTTCACTTATAAACCCTATTTCTTCCAGTTCTTCTTTTGTAGGTGTGTACATAGTTATTTATTAAAAGAATTAAATATAAGATTATACACCTTTCATGCGAAAGATTCTGGATTATATTTCCGTATAATGTCGAACTTTAGTTTTTCACGCGTAGTTTGCCACATATTTTAAATCTTATCAAATAAATCTTGTTGCTTATCATCTTTCGGTGTAGCCTCTATTTGAGCCATAACTTCTCTATACACTAAATCTTTTGCTTTCTGTACAAGTGTAGGGAGTCATGGTCAATCAGCCATAGAGGTAAACTCTAGGAATGAGACTGTAGTGTCTTTTAGTTCAAATTTCATGGTATTTTTTCGAGTAAGGAAGTAAGTTTTCTTTTATCTCATCACTGCATGAGCATTATAGCTTTTCAAAATTCTCATGCTAAATATGAATCTGTATCATTTATTTTTGAGTATATTTCTACTTCTTCACAGTATCTTGCTAAAAATAATTGACTCAAGAGATAGTAGCAGAATTTTTCTATTGAAAGCTTATAAAAATATTCTGGATCATTATGCCAATCAGCAGATGATATTTCTTCTATATACTCCATTGTTTTTCCTGTAAGTGCTAAGGCACGTTCTATAAGTTCTTGTGGTATTAAATTATACATAATAGTTAAGGTTATTTTACGAGGTGGAACATAGTATTAGAAATTTAATTTATTAAATACCGACCAAGCTATTCTATGTCAGTTCTTACAGTAAGGAAGTCAGCTAGAGTGTTCAGAAAGGCAGAATCTCGTTGCAGGCTTCCAATCAGGACTATTCGAATAAAAACCATTTGGGTTGGTCTGCTTGTGCCAAAAGCGATTATACTTTCAAATGAAGTGTAAAACACCGTCATTATATGATTTATAGTCTTCTTGTACAGAAAGCCCGAAGCAGTTATATTTATTAGACTTCTTGCAGTTTTTTCAGCCACCTGACTCGGCAATCGTAATAAAAGCTCATATTTTGATGCACCTCACTGGATCATCAGCAAGAGCTTTGCAATTCATAACAAGTGAACTTGCTATTTCTTCTATTATTCCAAGTCAAATAAGCGTATTTATCTTACATTCTTGATTGCATTCTCTAATCTTATAATCCTGTTGAATCTTTCAGACTTTGTCGGAACTCTGAAATTTACTGGCATTCAACCTTCCTCATTGAATTTTATCTGTCTTTCCGTCAGTTTGAATTGTCTCAACCATTCCACTCGCCACGCTTCCTGTCGCCTCTTTAATCACATTCTGTTGTGCAGAGCTTTGATTGTACGGAGGAGAGATGAGAGCAAAGAGTACGCAGAGGATAAAAATGATAGAATGTATTTTAGTCTTGTGTTGTTCATATATCATAGGTAAATATTAGGAATAAAGTTATTTGTTTTTAAATAAATGGAAATATATTATAGAATTTGCTTTTTTTATTTTGACATTCATCTGAAGCAAGTTTTATATTATGCTCATCATGCCATTGTTCTCAAACATAGTACATATAGTTTCAATCCATTAGTCTAATATGTTTTACTTCAGAAAATATTATTTCACCTGCATATTCAAAAATTACTTTATCACCAATATAAAATTTAATAGCATCTAAATTATCTTCAACTTTTTCAATATATCACTGAGCAATAAGAAATTCAATAGAAACTGAACAATCTGGAAAATCTACATCAAGAGTAGTTCTATGGTCTTCTATAATAAATTCCGCTCATATTTCTAATGAATCATTTAGTTCAATATGTTTTAGTAGTCTATATTTCATATTAAATTATTTATTCCCGAGAATCGCTCGGTGCGAGTTATTTGTTTTTTATTTTCATATATTTTGTTTTAGATTATAAAAGGAAGAGAAATAGAAGCTATCACTATAGCTCATATAGAAAGGAAGAAAAGAAATAGTAGAAGAGAAGGCCAGTTAAAGTGATGCTCTTGTCTATGCTCAGGATTATCCCATGAGTCTTTATAAGTAATTTTCATAAGGTTTAAAATTAAAAATCTGACACGTTCTCACTTATCCAGCATATCTTGCATTTCTTTTGGACTATATGCAGGTGGTAACTCTGTATGATGCTTAGGTGAGTGTATCATTAGTAATTAATAAGTGTATAAATTCAATAAAACAGGAATCCGATAATAAGAAGAAGTGATATTGCTACCATAATAAATCAGGTATCGTATACTTTATCTGCTTTTGTATGACTTTTATCTAAAATATCTTTAATAAGTTTTTGTTCGTAAATATCTACATAACGTCTAATTGTATTTCTACTGTGTCATTCTGTTCGATTAATACTTCGAATAGATTTTCAGTCTTTAAAGTAAAGCTCTATAATCTTGTCGATTTGTTGTTGTGAGATTTTCATAAGTTATTTAGTTAAGAAATTTTATCAACTGGAACAAGTTTGTATCGATTTCAATTGTCATCTGTAACATATTTTTCTGTTTCATTTGTTTTTGTTTCTTCTGGCATTCCAATTTCTTTTAGAATTCCATACTCTACTATTCCTGTTCATTCTTTTTTACCACAAGTGATAGTCTTTTCTGATTCTTCAATATTTCTCCATATGCAAATTCAAGCAAATATTTTGTATGAGAATGAAAGAGTAAGTTTACAAGTAATGTATAAACCAGCCTCGATTCACTCACCAGCTTTGATTCACTCACCAGCCTCGATTCACCAACCAGCCTTGATTCACGTACCAGCCTCGATTCACTCACCAGCCTTGATTCACTCACCAGCTTTGATTCACTCACCAGCCTCGATTCACTCACCAGCCTCGATTCACGTACCAGCCTTGATTCGCTCACCAGCCTCGATTCACTCACCAGCCTCGATTCACGTACCAGCCTTGATTCGCCAACCAGCCTCGATTCACTCACCAGCCTTGATTCACTCACCAGCCTCGATTCACCAACCAGCCTTGATTCACTCACCAGCCTTGATTCACCAACCAGCCTCGATTCACGTACCAGCCTTGATTCACCAACCAGCCTCGATTCACGTACCAGCTTTGATTCACTCACCAGCCTCGATTCACTCACCAGCCTTGATTCACGTACCAGCCTCGATTCACTCACCAGCCTCGATTCACTCACCAGCCTTGATTCACGTACCAGCCAATGCAATAATTTTTCAAGATGCCTTTATTTTATCAAATCGAACATATCAAAGATTGCCATCAATTTCAATATGTCATTGATAATTAGATACATCCTCTGTTCAAATATAATCACTCCAATAAGAAGTAGATTTTTTAAAGTGTTCTTTTGTAAGTTTTAAAGTGTTCATAAGTTATTTAGTTAATGAATAATATGGACGGACTGACTCTATTCTTTTCCCGTCTTTTGTTCGTATAGTCTCCATACGGGTAGTAATTTTATGACCTTTCTTTCTTAGGTCATGAATATGGGCTCAGTATCTAAGGATGTAAGCGTTTACAAAATCCTTTGGCTCAAGTTCCTTTCAGCCCTGTAACATCTGAAGCACGCGTTCCCTTTGAGTCATTCATTGACTCGTTTCAAATAGTCAGAACATAATAAAAAAGGTTAAAAATACTGTAACAAATTCCGTTTCTCATTACTCGGGAAATCTATATGAACTCAAGCTAACTCAAGTGCATTCATATAGTCATCTAAACAATCCTGCATCTCCTCCCTAGTCATCCCTTTAGTAGAATCCTTTTGATACTTAGCCCATAAAATGGCTTTGAATACTTCGTGTAGATTGTTCTTTGTCGGAGCTACTAATATAACTTCAAGAAGATTATTTATGTTCTTGTCTTGGTAGCTCATTTCATCTGCAATCATTTGTTGAAAAAGCCAGTAAGCATTGTTTTGAGTTGTACTCCTACTATCAGTTTTAGACATAAGCAGGCATTCGGTTAGATTTTGCAGGATTCGTCAAAGTCTCAATTCTGTTTTCCTTTAGTGATGTTATCCACTCGCTTTGAGACTCGGATAGAGTGAACGTAGATACGCATTCGTTATAGAGCATTTTTATGCTTTCCGTGTCCTTCTCCATTTCTATTGAGGCTATATAATCATCAAAAGTAAGTCCTTTCTCGTTTGTGATATTGTAGTTAATTTTCTCGCCTCCTGCACTTACTGGAATAATAACACGACTAGCATCATAGTTTTCATTGTCCATTTCCTCGATATTCGTAAAGATGTCACCAAAATGAATTTTACAGGCTTTCTTTACGATAGTCTTCATGCACATTTCAGTATACCAAGCCCTCCAGATAAAGTCTGTTTTAGCTGTCTTTCGGTGTTTCTCTAGATCATCAGAAGAAAGAAGCGTGATATACTCGCCTCGCTTGTTCTTGACGATAGCATAAGCACCAATAATATCATCTTCTTTGTTTCCAAACGGATTAGCAAACTTATGTGAGTAAGTTACCTTACCGCTATTTTTCTCAAAATGAAATGTGTCTCATTTGTAAACAATGTTTACATCAAAGACCGTTTCAGGATAGACAATAAGCATCTTATTTTTAAGAGCTACATAATCATAAAAAACACCTGTAGAAAGAAGAGTTATGTGGATTCCGTCAAAATGGAGTCATTCAGCTTCTACTCGTCTGAAGAGTTCGCAAAGTGATTCCTCGGAATACTTGTTAACAAAAGCAGATTTCTCATCCCTAGAAAGTTTCACAAGGTAAGAAGCGAATCTTTCAACATCTTCTTTTTTGAAGTCTTTGAGAATGTCTAGTATTTTTTGTTTTTCCATAATTATTTAATTAAAAGAGATAAAATATAGGCGAATGCCATAGGCACAAGGATTTAATATTTGTATTTCCATTTAAATCATCCTGTATGATTTCTTTTTCATGAACAGCACAAAGAAATTTTAGAATGATTAATTCATAATTCTCTATATATATCCATCATACATCACCATTCTCTTAAAAAGACTCAATCTTTATTAAATTGTAATACTTTTTTTGCTTTTGAATGCTTATATCAAGATACTCTCTTATATCATAAAATTGTGAACATATGTTGTATATTTTCTTTATTAGTTGCCCATTCAAGTTTTTCTAGTCTATTATCGTTTTTTATTCAGTTTTTATGATTTACCTGAGGTTTATTTTCAGGATTTGGAATAAATGTTTCAGAAATAAGTCTATGAACATTTATTTGATTAGGGATATTATTTTTTGAAAGACAGATTCTTTTATATCACTGAGGAGAAACTCAAAATTTCATTATTCTTTCAGAATTCCCACCACGATAATTCATACTTTTTATATTTCATAAATTACTTGCCTGATATCTTCACTCATATCCAGGTATATCTTTCCAAATTTCTTCCATATTATAAATTGTTAAGAATATTCCCCCTCATAGCTTCTATTCAGTATTTACGTCAGTCATACTCTCACTCTATATAAGCGGAATTAGCTACATTCTCCATAATTTTAGTAAGGAGAAGCTTGTCTGACTCTGAAATGTCTAGTTTTGAGAGTAATTCAAAGTAAAAGTCAGTTGCGTGACGTATTCGTGTAAGATCCATATTATAGTTTGTTAGAAAGTATCTGTTTTGTCCACATATTCCATAAATTCCTGCATTTTTTCTCTAGCTTAGGATTGTACTCAGCTCAAATGTATCATTTCTCACACGTTTGAATATGTAAGTTAGCTCAAAAGCTCTGAATAGGGAGAAAATACATTGCTATGATAAGGATTGATATAGTTGTTTTCATATTTATTTTATTAAAGAAGATTCTCAGGCCATTTTCCATGCTTCTTGCATAGGTATATATCCACGAGCAATTGAGAAAATCTCGTGGGCTATTGATTGTCGTATAGTCATATACTATTCGTTATCAAATAAATATGAGTCATCATCAAGGAATCATGTATCTGTATCTCAGATAATGTCATCCTCATCGAACATTGTTGGATCGTCTGGGTGCATAAGTAAAAAAGATAAAGAAGTAAATTCATTTATGCTTAAAAATGCTGACCAATACGAACATCTTTAAACATATGGTGAAAACACCAAAATCATTCTTATACTTTCTATCACTGTATATCCTCTAAGGAAAGTGTATACTGATATAAGAAGGATTATTGTTGTCTTCAAATTTGCTATAACTATTATAAGAGAACATCAACCACTTGGTTGCCAATTGCATAGACAAGACTATTTACGGCTTTCGCCCTGCTCCGTGTCTCTCGTTTGAGTTATAGATGTTAAGTTGCAGTGAATCAAGCGATTCAACACAAACAGTATATCATATATCTTTTTAAATACAAGTGTATTATTGCACTTTCTCTTGCTTTTCAATAAATCTTGCTGTTGCTATATTTCTTGAAACTTGTGCAAGTCGCTTAGATAAAGGCTTTAATGCAATTTTTAATGGGAGCATTTGCTTTCTTATTTCTTCTCTTTCTTTTTCAAAATTCTTAATTCTTTGAGATATATTGGACATAATTTATTGATTATTGATTAATTAATGTGAACGATTATAGTGTTTAATAGGAGTTTCAACGGCTTTTTCTACGCTCCATCATAAAAATGTAATCCTTGTCTGTAATGTTGAATATAATAATCATTTTTCTTTACAAACATCCATAAGACATTTTCATTTATATAAAATATTACTTCTTCTATTTCTAGCTTGTTGTGCATCATTAGCCCATATACAATTTTCTTTACAATAATTACCATCATTATTTATTCTATCAATTGATAATCATTCTTTATATCATAATCCCATATCTTTTATAAATTCCTCAACATTTTCCCATTCACATTTTATTCAGCGTCATCAATAATGTTTGTAATCTTTAGATTTTTTGTTATTGCATCTATTCAAAATTCCTATATATATTTTATATATTCTGTGTTTTGATAATCAATGGGTCTTATTCTCTTTAAGAACTTTTATTTTAAGACATCCACAAGACTTTGATACTCAATTCACTAAATTTGATAATACTGGACTCGCAGATCATCAACAATCACATTTACATATAGCTATCCTTTTATTTCATTTGTAAGATAATTCTAAAACCGTTAAATTTCAAAATTTTTCTCATATATTAACAATAAGTCTATTTTTGTGATTGCATATTCTATTCATAATTATATAAGGTTACTTATGTATTATATATATTAAGGTTATGATTTCAAATTGATTTCATAATTATTTCTATATAATAGGAGTGTAAATGGTCGCAAAACTTTTACAAGGGTGTCGCCATGTGATGACATTTCTACTCACCTACCTTAATGGAAGGAGGAGGCGAATCTCTCGAAAGGGGGATTTTTTATTTTTCATTTGCATTTTTAGATAGTTTCTATTATAATTGGTTCATGCGATATGTTTAATGATACTTGCAACAATAACAAATTCTGTAAGTCCCAGCAGGTACATATCGCAAGTATCGCCTGCTGGTACCTACAGAGTTTTTTATATATATGGAGATAATTCGCATACCAACTTCATATGCACTACAGATAAAGCACTTATCTGAAAAAGATATAGCATATGTAATGAAATCTATCTTTTTACTCTCTACATGAGAGATGATAGAAATAGAGGATAATCTAAGATGATGATTAGTACAAAGTATATGGAGAGAGATAATTCAACTAGAAAATAAAGCAAGAGCAAAGAAATGAGAAGAATGGCTTAGCTATCAGCTCGCGACACAAGGAGCGACATCAAGTATAAAAACGTGCGACCAAACCAAACCAAATCAAACCAATTCAAGCCAAATCAAATCAATCCAAATTTCTAAAGAAACGGAGCAAGCTCCGAGATACGCGATAGTAGAAATTGAACAAGATGAAGAATCTAAAAAAATACAGAAACATTTATTAGAAAAAACAGTTGAGATAGCAAAAGAAACATATTGAAAAGAAGAATTAAATTTAATGCAATGATACCTGAGACAAGCAGTATGAGTTACACAATTCAAAGACTCAAAAGAGCGGTGGTACGTACAGCACTGCTACAACCTAATGAAAAAGATTGGAAAAGATGAATTCAATTTACGTCTGAAAGAAATACTTTCCGATCAATTCAAAGCAAAGAACTGCAACAAGCTTGCATATCTCTATGGAGAACTAAAATCCTTTATCCATTCTCCAGTAGTCGAACCCACAAGAAAAGAACGCTTCATAACCTCCGTATAATATGCTATCAACACACCCAAGAACACACATTCTCGAACTTACAAGGGAAAGAGAAATCCCTATTACCGAGCAACAGTATAAAGCACTGAAATCAGACCAAAAACTCGCTGGCTACAACGATGCACTAGAAATCCGCGACCCTGATACCTGAAAAGTATTGCATGACGGTCTATGGAAAGATTTTGCATGATTTCGAGAACTTGAAAGACAAAATACTTCCTGAATGAGATACGTCTGTGATTTTGCTACAAGGCATACTATGAACGAATCTTGTGATTGCCACGTAAAATACTGAGTATTCCCTATAGAATTTAAAACTAAACTTTGGGAACTTTACCCAAATAAATATCCGAGTACAATAACGGAACATGAAAAACAAACGATACTGAAATCTTTATGAAAATAGAACTCTCAGAATCTCAAAGACAAAGTACAATGTGTGAAGTCCTGAAGAAAATTAAGGTTAGACTTTTAATCGCTAAACTATAAAACTATGAAACTATACGATACAGTTACAAATGATTGGAAAAAATGGTTTGCTTGGTATCCAGTCGAACTTCAAACCTGAGAAGTAGTATGGCTAGAAACTATTTATAGAAAGTGGTTTCATGAAAACAGAATACCAGTGAATCCTAGCTCTTGGGTAATTTATAATAGAAAAGAAAATATCCTTTACAAGAAATAATATGAAACATAAATACAAATTACTTCTTCTGTTTCTTTTGCCTTGATTATCCATTATGGGTTTATCTTTATTTCTTTATTTTCTACTATAAATGACATCACCTCAACAAGCATACGAAGCACTTAATACTCTTATTGATTACGCTTATTCAAAAGAATCAGATATTCTTCCGCCTATAATTCATACTAATGACTTAATGAATAGACTAAAGCCATTTGTTGAGATTATGAGGAATGAGCTAGAATGAAAAGTATTGAAAAATCCTTTATACGCTCATATTTGAATGGAAAAATGCTATTCTTGCTGACATAAAAGTATTTACTGATACAAATCTTATTGTGAATGATGTTGAAAGAAAAACATTATGAATGCAGGGTGAAAGATGGATTATTCTTTAATTTCTAAACTATAATACTATGGAAACAAAAAAAGAATACTATTGGATACTCATGGAAAAGATATGTGATGAGTGAGAACTAACAAGAGCAAGACTTGTTCCAAGATGAGTAGATGGTTGCTACTCTATAAAACATGAAACTATAAAACAAGGCATTACTTTCTCAGGAGATATGGAAAAATTAAATAATCTTTAATTTCTAAACTATAAGAATATGAAACACGTTAAATCATTAAAAATACGAATAAATCCAACCGATTGAGATTCAATTTTAGTATATCCACAAAATATTGAATATGTTTTTAAGTTAAAACCATACGCAAACAATCATATACAAATATGAAAAACAGCCATAGAAACAAAATGAAATATGATACAGGCAATATGAAATCAGCTAATTACTGATACATTTTTCACAGCAATATTAAATGATAAATAATAACAACTACTATGTCTAACTTTATTTGTGAACATTGCTGAACTATTCACATAGATAATTGAAGTAGATATTCTACTCATTGTGAACATTATCCTTTTAACCCTAAAAAATAAACTATATGAACACACAAGCCATAAAAATAATAGATGAGATGATACAAGAACACACAAGACTTGCAAACGAAAACCCGAAGTTTTTTGACCACAATAATTGATATGTAATTTGATTAAAGGAGGCTAGAGATAAAATCTCCTCTCTCCCCTCTCTTGATATAGATAGTCTACAAAGGTATTATCACGATCCTGAATATTCATTTATGCTTGAAGATGATGACGGTGAATATGTCCGTTATGATGACCTCAAGAAACTACTACAAGATTAGCTTGAATTAAACCAATAAATAGATATAATCAGAAGTAATATGTGACTATTCGACCAAGATAACTTCTTAACTAAACAACCAATGGCTGAAACACCAGTAACACAAGATAAAGAAGCATTCAACGCATTTGTCTCTAAATATAACCTTGATCCCCTCAACCACCTTGCAATAATGAATTGCTTGTTTGAAATGAATGAAAAGATAGATAGATTTGTAAAACGTATAGTTATTGCTAAGAAAGTAAGAACATGACTAGATTGAAATGATATATACCTCGAAGTGAACTTACTAGATACTTGGAATCAATCTCAATAACCCAAATAACACTTGCAATTATTCGCAAAACAATATAATAACTATGAAAGTAAAGATACTAGAACATCACGTAGTAATACGAGTAAACGAAGAAAAAGAGCCTGTACTTTGCCTAGAAATAGCATACACAGATACAATAGGTAAACAACAATGGTGATTCATTAAAGATTTACCAGAAGACTTCCACGATGACCACATACCAAACTATCTAAAATCTTTCATAAAGTGAGTAGAAGAAACAGAAAAGAAAAAGAAGAATAAAGAGAAGGAACAAAAGCTACTATTCCAACAGTACAGAGAAATGCAAAAGGCATTAGAAAAAACAAAACATGATCCAGAAAGCTTAAAGAAAGCAATTAAAGAATATAACGATAAACATAAGTAAAATGGCATGATGAAGACCACAACATTTCACAAAAGAGCAGATAGATAAAATTATAGAAGATTTTATAGACTATATTAATTTAGAAGATGATCCTACTATTGTTTGATTCACTGCAAGTTATCCTCCAATACACAGTGAAACACTTTGAAGATATGCTTATATAAACAAAGATTTTATATCAGACCATGAAGAATTTTCCGAACTAAGAAAGCGTGCTATTGAAAAACAAGAGAATTATCTGCTCAAATGAGTAACTGCAAATAAGCTTAATGCAACAATGTGAGTGTTCAGATTAAAGCAACCACAACACTGATTTACTGACAAACAAGAGATAGACCAAAAGACAGAACATTCATTCCCTGAACTATCACAAGAACAACTCAAGAAAATAGCAAATCAAGTGAAGTAATGTTGTATAATATAGTTTATAAATGCGAATATTTGCACTAAAATACTAAAAAGGCACAAGATTTACGGGGGTTTACCCCAAAAACTACTAAATTATAGCAAACTTGACAATATCCGAAGAACAAAAAGCATTTGCGGTAAATATGGCTCGGAATAATCTTCTGAGTTTTTGTGTATTTAGCGATAAGTTCTTTGAGATTAATTCTCATCATGAAATTATAGCGGATGCACTCCAGAGATTTATGGAAGGTAAAGTAAAGAAGCTTATATTACAAACGCCACCAAGAAGTTGAAAGAGTCGTTTGATATGTGAAGCAATCGCATGGGCTTTCTGAAATATACAGAATACTGATATTATATACACGTGACATTCTATATCGCTCCTCGAATCATTCTCTCGCAATATTCGAGATAGAGTAAATTCACCTGAATACAAATCTATTTTTAATGCCACAGTAAAATGAGATAATTGAGCCGTATGAAGTTGGGCAATGACAAACAACAATCAATTAATGATTTATGGAGTTGGATGAGGAATTACAGGTAAATGAGGAAATAGACTTATTATTGATGACCCTTACGCAACTCGCCAAGATGCTGAGAGTGATACAATACGTAAAAGAGTAGAAGATTGGTACGACTCAACATTCCTTTCTCGTAGACACAATTCAGAAGCTTGAATATGCTTGATTATGCAGAGATGGCGAGAAGATGATTTAGTATGATATATACTAGAAAAAGAGAAAGACTGGGAGATTGTGAAGATTCCTGCAATCAGTGAAGAATGAATTAGTTTCTGGGAGTCTCGCTTTCCTGTTCCTTATTTAGAAGAGATGCGACATAACATATGAGATTATTTCTTTTCTTCTCAGTACCAACAAGAGCCTTTTGTTGAGTCAGGATGAGACTTCAAGAGAGATTACTTCCAATACTATGAAAAGACTCCTGAGAATCTAAAAGTCTATACTTTTGTAGATCCTGCAATATCCGATAAACAAGAAGCCGATTTTACTGCTATTGTAACCATAGGAATAGATAATAATAATAGAATCTATATCTTAGATATTATCCACGATAGAATGAATCCAACTGATATAATCAATAGGATATTTGAAACGAACATAAAATGGCATCCTATCTCAGTAGGAATAGAAGTAGTTGCATATCAAAAGATGCTTGCACTAGAAATAAGGAAGCAGATGAATATGAGAAATATGATTTTTAATCTCGTAGAAGTAAATCCAATGTGAGAGAAGAATGCAAGAATTAGAACACTCTTACAGCCTAGATACTGAAATGCTAGTATTATTCATCCAAAGTATCATACTAAGATAAAAGAACTTGAACTAGAATTACTTAAGTTTCCAAATTGAAAACATGATGATATTATAGATTCTCTTTCAGCTTGTATAAAGATAAGTGAAGTACAAACAAACAATCGCTCAGTATCATACGAACGCGAAGATTAAAAATATTTGTAAATGATAAAATTTGCATATACTGAAAATACCTAATAAAAAACTATGTCTTTATTAAATTTACAAGAAAAACTACTCCCTCAAGTTCAACGTGAATATTCACAGTGAGAACAGCACGTACGAGTATGGAGAAGTGAAGTACAAAGCGAAATATCAAAACTACAAGAAAAAGTACCAGATGGGAAGATTAAAATAGACCTCGTAAAAGAAAATATTGATTTTGAGCGAGCTACATTTCTTACAGATGATATTGATGTTACTTTTGTATCAGATGAGTGAGTTCTTGCACAAGAAGTATGTAAAAATACTAATCTTGTTGCAAAGTATGATTATATTGACACAAACCGTAAAGATATAAAAGACCAAATCATAATAGATAACTGATATTACGGAGTAGCAGTAGAAGTTATGGATATGTACGATGAAGAAGAAAATCAGCCAGTTTCACAACTCGTGCCTCCAGATACAGTAATTCCAGACCCTAGATGTCAAAAAGGCTCTTACCAAAGATTTGTTGGTATTGAACGAAGAATTCCAGACTGGAAACTTAAAACAGATAAGTTTGATATTGGTGAAATGGAAGTAGCTGACTTCTCTACTAGTTATGAGATGAGAATGTCAGATTTAAGCAAAGATAATACAAACTTTATTTACACAAATGAAGGCCTTGCTGATATTTACGACCATTATACAATATTTGAAGGTAAGAAAGTTCTTACTACATGGGTAAACGACAGAACAACACTCATACGATATGTAGAGCTTGACCCTCTTACAAAAGCGGAGAAGCTTAATCCAATGAAGATTAAATACCCAGTTATTTTTCATAGAAGGCGTTCTCATCCTTACAGATGGGCATGATATAGAATTAAAGAAGAAGTGGGTAACTCTGAAGATATCGTAACACAGCTTGCTAATCTTGAGATTGCTCAAGCTCGTATTGCTACTTACTGACCTGATACATTTGTTGATAATAATCTAGGAATTGACGTTGCACAAATGCAAAAGAAAAAACCAGGAGGATTAATCACAGGTGTAAATGTCACTCCAGGATCTAATATCGGTAATCATATATTCCAAAAGCAATACGCAGGAAATAATCAGCTTGCACAACAGACTAAACAAGACCTTCTTGCTCGTGTTCAACGTAATACATGATACACAGATATTACAATGGGGGTTTCGCCACAAGGACAGCAAACAAAGTGAGAAATACAAACACTCCAGAATAACGCTAACAAGATCCTTTCTTGGGTATCTGATAGTTACCTTGATTGAGAAAAACAATATTACACTCTTTGGTATCGTTCTTACCAAGAAAACATGAGTCCTCGTTCTACTAAAACGATTGCTCTGTTTGATAATTGAGGAATGAGTAAGGAGCTTCGAAAGAATGAATTTATTGCAGATTGAAAAGTTATTATATATCTTGAATCCGCTTCACAACAGGCAATTAAGAATGAAAGAAATGTTACAAAGCTTATGGCAATGGCACAGTCTATCATACCTAACCTCAAGAGTGAGCAATCTGTAAATACATTCCTAAGAACTCTTGTAGATAAAAGTGCAATACAATGACTCGAATGAGAAGATGTAATTCCTCTATCATACGATGAAAGACTCGCATACGATAGACTCAAACTTCTCAATGCTGATATTCCAGTAGTAAGTGAGCCAGAAGCATGAGAAGACTTTAAAACGCATATTGATATCTATGAAAAAGCAGTCAATACAAAATCAAAAAGAAACCTTCTTGAAAAGTATCGTGATGCATATACAAGAACTAACCAAGCGTCAGTTAGTGGTAAGACTGACTGACAAGGTGCAAATATAGCAATGAATCTTCTTGCAAGCCAACAGAATCAAAACACTAATATGCAAGCAGGATTTTGAGCATAAGCTTAACCAAAAAATATGTACAAACCTTTTAAACCAACAGAAAAACAAGTAGAAGAACTCAAGTCACTCATGCAACATCCTGGGTGGCTTGTTATATTAGAAAGAGCAGAATTCGAACATAGTGAAGCATGAAAAGTTCTTCTTAAAATTATACAGGCTTTAGATACTACAAATCCTGATGATTTACTTACACTCGAGAAAGAAGGTATTAAGGCTAACGCAGTTACAGAATTCCTGAATAGTATGAAAAGTTATACTATGGAAACTTACTCTCCAGATTAGGTATTGACAGAATTTAGAATTTCGTATACTAAAATTGTGACCTGGTAATGTCATTATAAACTTATTTTTTATCCTTATCACTTTTAACATACTACTATGAGTGAAGTAGAAAACGAAATTGTTGAAGACACTATAGATATAGATGTCGAAGAAACAAACACAGAAGATTCATCTTCTGACTCTTCCGATGAAATTACCTATGAACAGGCAATGGAATGGAAGAAAAAGGCAGAAAGGCTTGAAAAAGCCGAAAGAACTCTCGTTGAACAAAAGCGAAAGCTAAAGGAAATCGAGAAGACTGAAAAACCTGCCGATTTATCTGATGAAGATCGTCCAATGACAAAGTTTGACTTTGAAGTTGAGAAATTCATTGATAAAAATCCTGACATAGCAGAATATCGCGATGACCTCGTGAAATATGCTAAAGAAAAGAAGCTAACACTTGCACAGGCAAAAATTCTCGTTGAAAGCGAGGACAAGACTATCAAGAATAGGCAAAAAACAACTCAATCTCGTGTATCTGATTGAGAATCCCCAGAGCAAAGTTCTTATACTAAGGACTATCTTGCTAAACTAGACCCAAAAAATCCTAAAGAGCGTGCTCTTTACAACAGGATTATGGATAAAGTTGAAGCCTGAAAAGCCTATATAAAATAATGCTAAGGGGAAAAAGTTAGATACACTCTAATTCTAACCCCTTAAAACTATGGCTAATACCACGTTCAGCCCACATTTGTTTTCAAATGCTGTGCTTCGTAAATTCGACCAAATCACCACTTTCCAGGATTATGCTAACAATGCATATACTGGAGAAATCAAGCGTTTTGGTGACTCAATTCACGTTCAAACTGCTCCTACTATCTCCTTTACTGCTTCTTCTGTAACTTCTCCTGGAGCTTCAACATTTGCAACAGGAACAGGTCCTGGAGGTGTAATTACTGCTTCTGACTTTACTATGGTTGGTGAAAATCTTGTTATCAACAAGTATCACGAATATCGTACTAAGTTCTCAACATTCGAACTTACTCAATCAGGAGTAGACCTCGAATCAGTTGCAGCTGACCGCTATGCTGTTGCTTACGCAAACCTCATGGATGACCAGTTCCGCGACCAAATCCTTTCAGTTGATACAGCTACTATTCCTACGAATAACAAGCTTTATTCAGGAGCACCAAAATCAGACGTTTCTAAAACTACTATCTACGGATATATCGAGGAAATGCGTACTGCTCTTGCAAACCTCAACGTTGTTGATAATCTTGTTCTCTTCCTCTGTCCTAAGCATTACTCAGCTCTCCTTCAATCTGGAGTGTTTGATAACTCTGACTCTGGATTTGCAGCTCGTAAGGTAGGAAGCTTTGGAATGCTCGGTAACGTAAAAGTTATCATGACTCCTCAGCTCACTGCATCATTCGAAATGATTATGCTCCAAGATAAGACTGTTAACTTCGTTACTCAAATCAATGAGACAGCTCTTGAAAAAGCTCCAGATGGATTCTACTATAACTTTATGGCTACTGCTGTATGGGGAGGTAAAATCTTTACAGAGATGGCTAAGGGAATTTGTATTTTCTACGCAAGTGCGTAATCTCTTAACCCTATAAACTATGAAATTTACACTATCTAATAAAGCTCTTACACGTATTAATCGCGGAGGACTCCAGTTCAATGCAATTAATGGCGTATTTGACACAGAAGCATATGCTGATCCTCGACTCTTTTGGACTTCTGAAAAGTTTGCAGAACCTCTTGGTTCAGAAGCAATTAAAGCCGCTCAAGAAGAACTAATTGCAGTTGCTGAAGCTATGTGAGCAACATTCCTTGATACTCCTAAGGCTAAAAAGTCTAAGGCAACAGAGGAAGAAGCTCCTGTAACAGAGTAGTTTTCTCTCCTGTCCTCTTTGGAGGATAGGGAGAAGCCTAACTATAAAACACTATGAGTACACCTTCCGAAATAATAGCAAAAGCAAGAAGACAGACGCACTCAAATTCTGTTTCTTATACTGATTCTGATGCTATACTTGATCTTAACAATCGTAGACAAACAATTATTTGACGCATTCAAACAGAGGTAGATGAGTGACATTTTTGGACATGGGTAACTGATACAACAACAAGCTGAGTATCAGAGTATAATATATCTTCAATGTCTTCATGATTAAAAATAAATCAAGTAGATAAAGTTGCAATTAAATTCTTTTCAACAGATACAAAGTATACTCCACTTACTCGTGTTGATTTTAATACTCTTGACCTTGATTGGCCATCATATTCAGATTGGGCATGACTACCTTTCTATTTTGTAAAAGATAATTCAGTATTCATTGCACCAACACCATCCGAAACTGTAGCAACTGGGTTTAAAGCATATATTGTTTATCAGCCTGCAGATGTAACTACTGCAAGCACAGAAGATGATATGAAAATCGCTCCAAGATTTCACCAATACATTGTAGACGGAATGAGTGCAGATTATTGGTATGCAAATTGAAATGAAAATAAATGACAATTTTATGAAAACTTATTTGATAAATGAGTAACTTCAATGATTTCCGCAATGAAAAATAGGGCTCAACAGCCTGTTGAATTTGTTGTATCTACTAATCCATACGAATAAAATGGCATGACTACTCTTTAATGAATGGAATTGAATAGCAGATAATGAGTACCTCTCACGAAAATGAGAGGCTTTTGACATGAATAATATAGATGTTTCTATACCAAGAAGAATTAAACCAACAAATGCTTTTGGGTACTCTCTTACAGAAACATATGGCTCTAGTGATACTCTTTATTATGCTACAGAAACAGCCGTTTGAGTAGTGCAGTCGTATTGAAGTGCTACATATGTAAATACAGTAAACACAACGGCATATTGTCCTTGAGCTTATGAGCATGTTTCAACAGGTAACATAAGTACAGGAAGCTGGCATAAAGATACAAATCCTGACCAAATACGTCATTTCTTTATTTGAGCTTCGAATATATATGTTGTAAATGCTTTATGAACTGCCCTTGAAACCGCAGCTATAAGTATAGCATCACAAACTACACAAGGTACGTCTCGTGCTATATGTAATCTATACGATGATGTTATATTATACGCCAGAAAGAACAAAGTATACTCAATTGATGCAACGGCATACACTGTAAACAATACAGCAACATGACAAGTATTTTTAATGCCTTCCTGAGCTTCTATAAAATATCTTTATTTTTTCAACAATCTAATAACTGTTGTATATGTAATAAACAATGATACATATTTCCAATCAGTTTCAAAATCATGAAGCACATACGCCTTAAGTTGATATACAACTATAGTTAAGTGATTCAAATGTATTGATGCAGTATGAGATAATGGATTAATTTATTGGATTTCAACTGAATGAATACATATTTACAGTGGACAGAGCCAATTTGTAAAAAGATTGCAATCCTCTTACTCATTCTCAACTAGTGCAAGGGTTTCTTACAATAAATGATACCTAAATATTGCGGATTGACTTGTATTTTGGAAATACTGACATAAATATCCTTGATATACAGATTGTTTAAGTAAACAAGACATAGATAGATCATCATATGGAGTAACAGAAAATTACGCTATAGTGTTCCAATCATGAGTAAATAAATGGTATTTAAACCAAACTTCCGACGTATTTGTATTGAATAATACGTGGACATCTCCTACATATATGGCAAATGAGTTCTGAGCAACAAAAGAATGACTTTGGATAAGAATCTGACACAGATTCCCTCTCACAACATATTCAAATGCTACAACTCAAGCAAGTGTTGTTGTATCAATACAAACTGATGCAATAAATGCAGCTAATACTTCAACATTTGTTACGTTAGTAACAGTAAATGACCATTCTAAAGCATATACTGTTATAAATCCTTCAACCATATCCAAAGCTCTTGAAACAGCATGATATACGTCTAATTTTAATTGGCTAAAGGTAAAAATAAACATTACTTGAGGTGATTCTGTTACAGCAAATTGAAACACATATTACCTTAAAGCCCCAGAAGTATTTGATTTCATGATAAGCCATAATGAAATTTTAACTTCCTTCTAATGAAAAACACTCAATATACATTCCCAGAAGCTAAAGCATTTACTCCAAGCTTTATACAAATACCTTGATTAAACGCTCAACCAATAGACTACAATCTTTTAAAAAATAAGCCATAATCATTTGAAAACGATAATAATTCTCATATAATTAAAACAACATGGAAGATACACTCAAAAACATCGAAAAATACCTTAAAAGTATGGCAAAATCACTCGAAACTATGGCTAAAGTCGAGAGTGAGGAAAATAAGCGTGAAATAGCTGAAATGAAGCAAGAAATTAAAGACAAAGAGAAAGAAAAACAAGAGGCTATAGATGATGCAAATGAAATCATTGCAATACTTGAAAAAGAAAACATTGAACTATCTGGAAAGATAAAGAACGAGATTACTTCATCACTTCAAGACTAATGGCTACACAACTTCAAGATTTACAGGCAAAACGCAAAGAATTGCAAGCCACTAATCCAAATGCTACAATGCTCGATGCAAAGAATGCTCTTGCTCCTGCTATTTCGAACGCACCAGTTGCATGAGTAGCTCCTGCAGTTACAAATCCAGTAGGACAAACTACTACGGCTAGAAATAAAGCTAAAGTACAAAGTGAAATACAAGCGGGAACACGACCAGATGCATGATTTGTATCAAACGCTGTACAGGATTTATGATGAGATGTTGCTAACAGGCAAAACACTCGAAACGTCATGACATGACAATGAGGTACAAGAACTCCAAACGGAGCTATATTAAACGCTGACGGGACAGTTACTCAAACACCTGAATCTCTAGCAGCAAACGCATGAAGCACTATTGTGGGCAATCAATACGACCAAAGAACTCCAGAACAAAAGGCTGTTTGAGCTACTGCAACACCAGAGCAAGCGGCAAAATCAACAGGATGAGTTATTTGAGGAACGCCAACGACTCCTACAACAAAAACTCCAACAGCACCAGTAACGCCTACTGAAACGGCAACAATACCAAAGACAACAACGACACCAATTACAACACAGGTAGCTGCACCTGTAATCACGCCTGATTCTAATAGTATTTATACAAATCTTCGTAGTAATACACCACTACCAGATGCAGTAAAAAGCACACAGGCTTACAAAGATGCTCAAGCTCGTTATAACAACTTCCAAAAGTACGCAAGTTATGATGTAAATACTCTCACTACAGCTCTTTCAAATGGTACAATTCTTCCAGGCACAAGCACGTGGAATGATTTAATGACAGATCCTGTAATGTGAGGGAAAATTCTACAAGCAAAGGCACTCACTAATTGAAAATGAGTAGATTATGTAAAAACAACACAACAGGCAAGTGATAATATAGTAGCCAATAGCCCAATATTATCTTGAATGCTTGCCGATTGACAAATCACAGCAGAAGAATGGGCTCAAGCTACAAACACTCCAGAAGTAACAGCAAAAATGGCAGATGTAGAAACCAAAAAGAATGCTTATGACACACTAAAAGCTAAATATGATGCAGTTGAAGATGATGTAAAGAAAGAATATGAGAATAAAAGTGTAGCAGGGTCGTATCTTGACTCAATTGTTGCAGATAGGCGTAAAGCAATGGCAAAAGAACTTACTATAGCATGAGATACTTACAATAACGCACTCGGTACACTTACTCAGCTTAAGCAGGATGCAAGTAACAAATTTGAGACTAATATGAAGCTTTACCAAGAGCAAAAAGCACAAGAGAATCAGTATAAAATGGCACAATACCAAGCTCAACTCGGTCTTGCTACTAATCAAGCTAAGCTTCAACAAGAAGCAGACTTTGCAAAACAACAAGCATATGCTAACATAAATGATCCAGCCACTGCAATAAATAATGTAATGGAAGAGTATAAGAAACTTGGTATTCCATTTACAACTACACTTCAATCAAGACTTCAAGAGTTTGCTAATAGTGGAAAATCCCTTCCTGACTATCTCACTCAAATGACAGAGAGTATTCAAGCAAGTCCAGCATATCAAGCATATAAAACGAAGAAAGATGCAGAATGAGTATCATTCCAGACTATTTGAGACAAGGTATATAAAGTACAAAATGGGCAACTTATTGAACAAAAATGAATCAGTGTAAAATCAACAAAGCCAAGTTGGAAGTATGATACAAATACAGGAACATGGATTGATGAGAATACTTGAGTTCGTCCAGATATACAAGCTCTTACGCAAGCTAAATGACAAACCCTTCTTGATGCTCCAGATGGAATGGTAATACCTTCAAGACTTTCTGAAACTACAAATTCAAATGGGTGAAAAGAGTGTGCAGAATATGTAAATGATATTACTTGAATATGACTTGGTAATACATGGGCTTCCAAAAAAGCAAAGATAGATGACAAAATTATAGTCCCTGAAGCGTGAGATACTGCAATCTGGATTCCAGATCCTAGCAACAAGACTTTTGCTAAATATGGACATGCATGAATAGTAACATGAGTATCAGAAGATGGAAGTATGGTAACAATTAAGTCATCTAACTTGAATTGAGACGGAGCTATTTCAACAATTACTGTTCCTATTAGTCAAATTGACCAGACGTGAGGATTTGCAAAAAGTTCCATAAGACAAACTGGCACACAATCTACAGAAATAACTCCTGCAGATATTTCTACATATAATAGTGCTACATTTAAACCGCAAACAGACTTAAAAACACAGGCTCAAAAAGATAAGTATAAGAAATTCTTGCAAGATAAAGCAAGCGTGATGAATAATAAAGATGTAGATATTCAATCTATTTTAGCGTATTCAGCATGAGGAAAAGAACTTACAGATGCAACAATAAAACCACTTGAAAAATTTAATAGTGCCTTAGACCAAATTGGATCAATTCAAGAACAAATATCTAAAATGGATACATGACCAATTCTTGGAAGGCTTAGAAACTTAAATCCGTACGATACAGATGCTCAAGCGTTAAAGGCTCAACTCACAGCACTTATGCCTACAGTTGCACGATGAGTATATGGGGAAGTGTGAGTTCTTACTGACAACGATATTCGTCTTTATGCACAAACTATACCGAATCTTACGAATACAAACGATGTGAACAATGCAGTTCTCGCAATGTCATTAAAGGTAATTGCATGAGGATATAAGAGACAACTTCAAACTCTTGCAGCAGCATGAAAAGATGTGTCAGGATTTTCGGGAATATATGATTGACTTATGAATCAGGTAAAATCTCTTGAGTCGCAAGTGTGAATAAATTGAGCTAATACACAGGATACTGAATTGGATTCTCTCTATAACTGATTATAAAATATGAATCTTTTTGACCAAATAACATGAAAATCAAGTGTGCAATGATTTTTCTGACAAAAAAAATCAGAGACTCCATCTTTTCAGCTTACTCAGCAACCAGTAGCACCAAGAACAAGTAGTTATGTACAGCCACCTATTACAAATACTATTTTTCCACAACAATCTACACAATCATTTCAGCAACCAGTACAGCAACCAGTACAAGAAGATTCGATAACAACACAACTTAAAGCTAAAGGTTATAATGATAAGGATATAGAGTTTTTAAAGCAGGCTAAACAAAAAGGATATACAAGTCAACAGGCATTTTGATACCTTGACTCTAAAAAGAAACCACAACAACCAGTGCAAGAGACTCCAATTACAGAAAAATTCAAGATAAAATCATCTGAAAAGTTTTGAGTTATAGAATGAGTAAAAGACTTTGGAAAATTCCTTATAAATCTTCCAGCAGATTCAGCACAAGTAGTATGATGACTCTACGATGCTGTAACTAGCCCAATAAATACATTATCAACTACTTTTAAAACCCTAGAGTGAGTATCAGATAAAGCTGTATATAGTGTTGCAAATTCTATTTCATCGGCTCTTGGTGGAAAAACAGTATGACCAACACAAGAGGCACAAATGATAGACGCTCTTTGAGGCTACATAAAAGATACTTATTGAACAGCATGAAAATTTAAAAAAGCAGTTGTAGAAAATCCTGCAGATACATTACTCACACTTATGGGATGATTGTGAGTTGTTAGCAAAGTTGCGGAGGCAAACAATATGACAAATGTTGTAAACAACATAAATAAAATACAACAAGTAATAAATCCTGTAAATATTCTAAAACAAGAGGCAAAATTAGTTACAAAACCTATTGGATACATAGGGAAGGAGGTAATACCACAAGTGCTTGGTAAAACTACATGAACAAGTGCAGAGACAATTAGAACAGCATTTACACAAGGATGAACTCCAGAATTTCAGGCTGCCCTTCGTTGAGAAACTACCCCACAAAACATCCTAAGTAATGTTCAAGAATGAATGCAGGCAATTAAAAATGATCGAGCAATTGCATATTGATCGGATTATGTAAAACTACAAGCAAATAAAACACAGCTTCCTATAGATGATGTTGCTAAAAGCTTTATTAAATCTCTAAAAGACGAATACAAAATTTTAGTATGAAAAGATGGATTAGATTTTTCACAAAGTAAGATAACCTGAGGTACAAGTCAATCTCAAATTGAGAATATGTATAAAGATATTGTATGATGGAAAGATAAAACACCAGAGTGACTTGATGTATTAAAACAAAGATTACAAGACTATTATCGTGGAACTCCTGAAAGCTCAAAATGAGATCGCTTATCAACAATAGCATCAAATGCAATAAAGAAAAAGATAGTTGATAATGTGCCAGAATATGCAAATATGACAGCAAATTATGAGAAACTAACTAATGATATTAGAGATATAACAAAAACTTTATCATTATGAGATAAAACACAAGCACAAACAGCAATTACTAAACTTAGTAGCGTACTTCGTGAGAATTTTTCAGCACGACAGGATATGGTGAAGCTTATTGAACAATATTCAGGAAAAAACATTCAATGACAAATTGCATGAGCAAGTTTAAATCCACTTCTTGCTAAATGACTTGCATGAGTAATAACGTGAGGATGAGTAGTATTCTGACAACTTGCAAACCCTGCATTTTGGTGATGACTTGCACTTGCAAGCCCACGTTTAATTGGAGAAATAGCAAATACAATCTGAGTCCCTATTCAAAAGTTTAAATCAGCAATTAACAATCTAAAAAATGCTAATACTACTTTTAATACTACTCGGAGTGCTATGGAATGAAGCACTAAAGTAAAACCATTTACCAAAACTCCTATTGTTACACCGAAGGTAACACCTAAAAAAATAACTCCTACTCCAGAAATAAAATCATCTACTCAAGCTAGATGACCAATAGATCCTACTACATGAAAAAGAAAGACTATTGTACAATCCCCTACAGCTTATGAAGCATGAATAAGAAGACCATATACACTTAATGGTAATAAGCCAATAGTAAAGAGAGCGAGTGATGTAGATAGTTGACTAATAGAAGAAAAAATACCAAAACCAGACGAGAAATTTCTTGCAAAATTTGCAGAATGAAAAACATTAGACGAATTTATGTGATTTGTAAGAGGTTCATCTACCCAGTATTGAGGATATGAGCCAAGACTAAGAAGATATTTAAGACCAGAATCTAAAAGATTAAATGAGTTAGTACCAAAAGACCCAAATACTAGAATGATAACAATTTATAGATGAATAGATAAATCAGAAAATCCAAGAATAAAATCTGAAATAAAATGATGAGATTTTGTAACAACAAGTTATGATGATGCATTATCTTATGCTGACTCTCCTGCTAATGTAGTTTCAAAAAGAGTTCCAATAAGTACGCTTGTTACTGAATTTCCAGAAGAGTTTATAAAAAATAATAAATGAAAATCTATTGGAGAAATTGTAGATTATGAGCTAATATGGAAACCTTACGACCACCCATTTATAAAAGTAACAGATAATCAACTAAAACAAATCTACGAACAAGCAAAATCCCCACAGAAAACAGTAAAACCTTTGACTGAATGAAAACAATCTGCTACAATGGGTGATATGGAGACAAAGAAACTCATCGAAGAAGCTAGGAAGTACAAGAGTGCTGAGGAGTTTGTTGATTGAGTATTTTGAGCTGAAAAATGAAATACATATAAGAATGTACCAAAAGATTTGATTGATAACGAATACTTAGATTATCTTGATAATGAGATTTATTTTAAACAAAAAATAGATAAATGAACTGTTGAAAGTTGGAAAGAAAGAATAAAAAAATGAGAAAGACCACCAATAAAGATTGATGATACTAATTGAAGATTTGAGTTATGAGATGGGTATCATAGATACCAAGCATATAAAGAACTATGATTTGAAAAAATACCAGTATTTTATAAATCAGAATTAAAACTATTATTTGATAAAATTAAAAAGGAATAGTATTTTCAGTTAATATGCTATAAAATAATCTTTTAGTTCAGGATAATACCGCTTTATGAAAATCGGTATTATTTTTTGAATGCAAAACAAATCATTTATAGTATGCTATCATAATATCTTATATATTAGCCAAGAAATAAAACCAAGTATGATTGCTATACTTATATCGTTATCCATTTTCTATAAGTTTTTCAATATTTCTTTCATAAATTCTTTTAGTTCGGAACTCGTGTATTCAATCTGGCATCCACTCACGAACTCGTGTATAGTAATAGTATCATAGTAATCATAGTTTTCTACCACTACATATCTTGCTGGTTATCGGAAAAAACTCACAGTAGATACTTCTTTCTCACCACATTACGATATCTCCTATTTTATATTTTGGTTTCATTTTCAAAATCAGTTAAAAAAATACAAGATTCTTCTGAAGTATGAAATTTTCAACAGCTCAAACAGAGTTTAGTATACTCATTCTTCATCGTATACATTTCAGAAAATAGTTAAGCTATTAGTTGGATAAATCCAAGAATCAAATCATTCTCAATGAATATTGTTCATTCTGCCCCAATCTTTCCAATAAAGACTCCATCTTCAAAATGAATTCATTTTTACCTCAGCATATTTTTTATTAAATTCATCAAATACGACATCTCATTCGTATATTTCATGACCAAATTTATCATTTACTCCAGTAGATGCCATTACAACATATAAATGATTATGGGTATCTGGAAAACTACTATTTCTGTCTAATAACACCTGTAATGCTACATTATCTCATCTCATTTCTTTAAGTTGTGTATGCCAAGCTCTAAATTTCATATATAAAAAATTATCCTCTTAATTCTGACTGTCGGGTGACTAAACGACAACAATCAGAATCAAAAGGAAAATAAAAAGTCACCCTTTAAGTCGTTTAGTTAAATCCATTATATTCAAAAACTATTTTATTGCAAATATTTGTAGATTCGTATAATGAAATTACCTAAATTAAAACTATGCTAAAATCCTGAAAGTCTCAAAAGACAGTCTCTAAGAACATCTCAAAACTCATGAATGAAAAACCATGAAAGACTCGTGCAAAAGCTATCAATACAATAGCTAAAAAAGAAGGAATACCAAAGAAGAAGGCAGAGCTAAAGCAGGCAATTGCAATTGCTCTCTCTAAGGCAGGAAAATCTAAATCTAAAAAATAATCTATGGCAATTCTATATCCAACATCACTAGATACTCTCACAAATCCAAATAGTTCACAATATATGGATGACCCAACTGTATCAGCAACATGAATAGTGTCTAATTTAAATGATGCTGTTGAAGCCTTGGAAGCTAAAGTATGAATAAATGGATCTGCAGAGACAACATCTCTTGATTATAAAACATCTCGCCTTACAGCAAAAGGTGACATACTTACACATGATTGAACAAACCCAATTAAACAAGCAGTGTGAACTAACGGCTATATGCTTGTTGCGGATTCTACACAATCCACATGAATAAAATGGTCGCCAACAACAGCAGGGTGAACAGTCACTACAGCTAGTGTTGTATCTGCTAACTGATTTGCATGAACTGTCGCAACAGCTACTACAACTCCTGCAATAACTCTCACCACTTCTGTTACCTGAGTTCTAAAAGGTAATTGAACAGCTATTAGTGCAGCAACCGCATGAACTGATTATGTTACGCCAACAGGTAGTGAAACTCTTACAAATAAGACGCTCACAAGCCCCGCTATAACATGATGAACAGCAACCTCACAGACTATAACAACACCAGTAGTTAACGTATGAAGTGATGCAAATGGGGATATGTACTACAGAGCATCATGAGTACTATCAAGAATACCTATTTGAAGTACAAATAATACTCTTAGTATAGTTGCATGAGTCCCAACATGGTGAGACCCTTATACATACACAGGTACTGTAATAAATGACTCAATTTCTGTAAATTGAACATGAAGCTCTGCATCCACTAGTAGACAAGTTTCAAACATGAGTGTTGCAAATGTAGCGTTAACAAGATGAACAGATTGAAATACAAAACTTGAATACTCTCCAAATAATGCAACATGGACTGATATAGTTAATCTAACAACAGGAGGAAGTGTATCATTCCCAATACTTATGAAAAAATGATACTACTACAGGGTAAATGCAACATCTAACATTGCATGAACAGCTAATACAGCATCTATAAACTACATTCAATAATATGCTTTCTGAAAGAATACCACCAAACGTAACTCGAACATTATGGGATTCTCACATACTATGGGATTCTCATTTAAGATGGGATTGAGAAATAATAGCGGCAAGTACACTAGCATGACGTACATGAGTATCCAATACTCTTACATGAAGAACTATTCCAACAAATACTTTAACTACTAGACCTAGTATCACATGATTCATTTCCTATACTTGGGATAACGCACCTGATACTTGGGCTGGAGTAACTGCTAACTGGGATAACTACTGAACTATATCCACCTGAACTTCTTATACTACTTAATCCCTGCATAATTATGTCTACAATAACAACTCTACCAAGTGCTATAAACGCATCAAAATCGGTAATAGATACAAACTTTACGAATCTAAACACAGATAAAGCCGAACTCTCAGGGTGAACTTTCACATGAGATATAAGTGTGCCAGATGAAGCCTACTGAGTAGGTTGGAATTGATCGACAGAAGTGCCAACTAAAAACGCTCTCTATGACAAGATAGAAACAATATCGGGTGGTGGTTCTGTAGCTACAGACTCTATATGGGATGCTAAAGGCGACCTCGCAGTAGGAACATGAGCGAATACAGCTTCTCGCCTTGCTGTTGGGACAAACGGACAAATTTTGGTAGCTGACTCTGCAGAAGCTACATGAGTAAAGTGGGCTACAGCTTCAGGAAGTGGAGATATGCTTGCTGCAACATACGATCCTGCTAATATAGCACAACAAGTAGTAGGAACAACAGCTACTCAAACAGTATCATGAAAGACTCTAACAGCTCCAAAGTTTGTAGACAATGGATTTATTGCAGATTCTAATGGAAATGAAATGGTTTCATTTAATCAAAATGCAAGTGCTGTAAACTATCTAGAAATAGAAAATGGCGCAACTGGAAACCCTCCACATCTTCGCGCTATGGGAGACGATACAAACATTTGACTTCATCTTGTAGGAAAAGGAACTGGCGAAGTAAGTGTTTGCGATGCTGCAGATGAAACAAAACGTATTCGATTTCAAGCAAGCTGAAACTCTACATGAGTAATAACAACTCTTGCATCATCTGATACTACTTCACACACTATCACCCTTCCTAATGCTACTGATACCCTTGTAGGTAAAGCAACAACTGATACACTTACAAATAAAACACTCACTTCCCCGACTTTCACTACTCCAGTTCTTGGTACTCCTACCTCTGGAACACTTACTAACTGTACAGGACTTCCTATTGCATGACTTGTATCGTCTACATCCACAGCATTAGGAGTCGGATCTTTAGAACTAGGAAATGCAAGTGATACAACACTTTCTCGAAGTGCTGCAGGAACGCTTGCTGTAGAGGGAATACGAGTAAAAACAACAACTCCTCTTGTGCTTTCGGCAGCTTCATATACCACAGATACAGGTACGTCCTTGAATATGGATAACCTCGATATATTCATAGTTACAGCGCAAGCTGGTGATCTTTTATTCAACTCACCATGAGGAACTCTCGCTCAAGGTAGACAACTTATTATTAGAGTTAAAGATAATGGTACAGCTCGCGCATTGACTTGGAATGCAATATTTCGAGCTATGTGAACAGCCCTTCCAAGTACAACTGTGCTGTCTAAAACCCTTTATCTTGGCTTTATGTATAATAGCACTGACACAAAATGGGATTTAATTGCTAGCGCCCAAGAAGCATAATCTTTTTCAAAATGGCAACAGTAAAAGCATTAGTAGTGGGTGGAGGAGGCGGAGGCGGATTTTCTGCTGCCTGAGGATGAGGTGCGTGAGGATATCAATATGATGCTACTTTTACCGTAACTCCACAAGCATATTCTGTAACTGTAGGTGCTGGATGAAATGGTGGGGTTTGAGCACCATGAACAAATGGATGAAATTCAATATTTTCTTCTATAACAGCAACAGGATGAGGACGAGGTGGATGAAGCGGATGAGCAGCAAATACATGATGATGTGGCGGATGATCTGGGAATAGTGATTCTGCAACTCCAGCAGGAAGTCAATGAGGAAACGGCGGTGCGGGCTTTGGCGCAACACTATTCGGTTCTGGATGAGGATGATGAGCATCGGCAAACTGAGTCTCTGCCACTTCTGGATCTAATTCTGGCGCATGATGAGCTGGAACAAGCAATTCGATATCTTGAAGTGCCGTCACATATGCTGGAGGAGGAGGAGGATGAGCATCTTTTCAGGGAGCATTAGCAGGTGCTGGATGAACTGGAGGTTGAGGTTCAGGAGCTACTCAAGCAGCCGCAGCAATCGCAGGAACAGCAAACACTGGATGAGGGGGTGGAGGATGAAGTCAAGCTTTTACAAGTGGAGCAAATGGATGATCTGGTATCGTGATCATCTCTTACGCTACGAACGGAAGTGACGGAGTATCTACATCTTCAACTGGTGGAACTATCACTACAAGCTGATGACAGACTATCCATACGTTTAATTCTTCTGGTACATTTACTATGGTCGCAAGCTCAGTTGCTAACTCTAATTTCTTTATGTTTTTCTAGTATGTCTATACTTGCATCTGCATCTAAACTTGTTTTCCTAGTAATGACCCTCGCTCTTTGTCTATTCACTTGATTTTGAATAGTAGAAGCTAAAGATTTTGTCATGCTAGTATGAATGGTCTTTAGTTACTACTTCGCAAAAAATCAAAATACAGAAAGTCAAGCAAAAACACCTGAAAATCAGTAAAATCTTTATTCTGTTAACATTTCCGTAACATTTCACCGTATAATGACAACTAGTAAGCAAACAAATGCCGAACTTATAGATTATAAGTTTAAAATCATGAATGATGAGCTCAAAGCACACAGAGCTGAAACAAAAGAAGACATGAAAGCCCTTCATAGCAAAATAGACAGTAGTACATTTGCTCTACATGCTAAAATGGACGATTTTATTGAAGCTTCTCAAAAAACATACGTCACTCGTATAGAGCATGAAGAAAACAAGAAAGCTATTCAAGAAATGCAAAAAGAGCAAAGAATGTTTATTACAAAAGCTCTTGTATCATTTTGAGCAGCAATTATAGCTTGAATTATTTGGGTAATTGATATAATACTAAAAAAGCTATGAATCATTTAACTTTTTAAAAAATGAAATGCACAGTAATTGATTTCGGTAATTGAAGAAAAGAACTTTACTATTGAACTCAAGAAATGGCATGATTAAGCTGAATAGTATATGATGTAGCAGAAGATAAAATAGACATGATACGAACGTGTGAAACAACAAGGATACAAGAAGTAATAAATCTAATTTGCCTAACCTCACGTAGAGCACATGAAGTACCAATGAAAACAAACCCTTCATCATAGAATACCAAGAAACTGAGTAGAACTACTTGGTACAAATGACGAAAGAAACAAAGTAATGCTACCAGACGACCTTCATGTAAATATACACAGACTCTTCTGAAACATGGAGTTTCACAACAAAGTACTTAGACTCGTTTCAATGGATAGACCAGTACTACAAAGACAATACGCACAAGAAATAAAAAGATTATTGAACGAAGACCCTTCCTATATATATTGTAATTGAGTTTACGTTAAAAGATAATGTCATCTTTCACTTGTATCATCTGTAATTCGGCATTAAAGCACAGAAACCATAAGTGCTGAGAAAAAGACAAGGCAAGCCATGTACAAGTTATTTCAGGATCTACAAGTTGGTGACGAGCAATGCCTTTAAAAAGTAACTACAACGAACTATAATGGAATGAAAAGTATCAATTGACATACCAATTAAGCTAATACAAGAAGCAATTGACGCAGGAGTAATCCAAACATATTGAAATGTAAAAAGTTCTGATTTAAGATGAAATGAGGTACAGAGACGTGAGTATCACTTCTCTCAACTAGTAATCTCAATAATAATACGAGAACTAGAAAAGCAAAGACGTTTACCATATAACCCTTCTCACCATGTCTAATTTCTCTCGTTACATAGATAAGCTTATAGCTTGACCTGCGATTGATTACGATAAAGCCTATTGAGCACAATGTGTTGACGCTGCACGTGCTATATCAGAACATCTCGGGTATCCTATCACCTCTTATGGTAATGCTTGGAAATTATACGAACAAGGCTCAAAATGATATGTAAAAAAGAATGTTGGCTCTTATGTTCCTCTTCCATGAGATCTTCTATTTATGAAGCCTAGTAAATCTAATTGAAATGCTGGACACATAGCGGTAGCAGATGAAGGGTGCACAATGGCCAGATACAACGTTATACACCAAAATTATTGAGTACAGTGAGCTAGTGGAAGCTGAGTAGGCGATAGACACCTGAAACGTCAGAATATACCAGCGCAGCAGTGGGATGGCATACTAGCAAGAGAAGTACCTTTTGAGATAAAACCATAAAAAATCCCTCCATTACGGAGGGTTGGTTTTTATAAAGATGTTTCTATAAATTTTAAGTCTTGCAGTGTTGGAGCAACATAACCTGCAGTTACTTGATTATAGTTTGTTTTTACTGTATTAGCTTGATTATATTCTGTTCAAATACCATTCGTAGTAGTCCAAGTAGTATTTTGTGCAGGATAGGAAGTTAAAGTTTGCGTTAGATTTCCAATAAATGGCGATTCTTTAATTTTCTTTATTGCTTTTTCTTTCTTATCAGAAAGGTCTTTTTTTGCATCATCTTTTATATCTTTCTCATCTATAGTAATTTGAGAATTGATATAGTCTATAATAGCTTTTACGTCTTTTTCACTATATCCCATCTCCGCAAGGATAGCTTCAGTATAAAATTTATTTTCTTTTATCTCCCTAGCTTTCTGTTTTAGATTCGAGATTACTTCAATAAGTGATATTTTACGAGTTTGTGCATCAATAGTTTTTATCTCATCAAGTGCTGATTTCTCAGTTGTTTTTTCAGTCATATAAATAGTTGTTAAAAATTGTAACCATGTTTCTTGTTGCTTACCCTTTCGGATTGTTTTCAAGATACGTCAATGACTAATATATTTGCATTATATAGTTTTTAAGTAAAATTACAAGACCTTTAGAGGTGGCGATTCGTGAAAACACGAAGAGTTATTATTCTTAAAATCAAACAGTGTTACATGCAATCAGGTATATTCTATCATGACGTAATTGTCACTTGTTCAAAATAAAACTAAAATGGTTCGCGACTGGTTTCTTATTTAGTTCAATATTTCTTATAACACTAATTATAGCTTGTATTCCTATAGGGAGTAATTTTAATTAGCTTTTAAGTAATTTTATTAATGCTTCTCAAATTGAGAGTACGCAGAATCAATATCATGTATTTCCCTCTATATTACACAGATATTTATTTCAATCTCGTTTTATATAAAAACTTTCTCATTCTTTTAATTCTAGTATATCTGTAAAAATATCCTCCAAAGCATCTTTATTTAAGTAAATTTGTCATACTGCGTTATCCCCTACTGGAAAATCTAATATATATGGGTCGTGTTGTACTGAAGAAGAAGGGTGTGAAAATATCATAATAAGTAGAGTTAGGATTATTTATGGTGGCAAAAAACTGGAGCATTAGCAATTGTAGTATTTCAGAATACGCAGTATCTTATTTCTCTATATGACATATATAAAATAAAATAGATACAAGATATAAATATTACTAGCATAATGATTACAGGAACCCAAGATATTATCTCGGTAAATAGTTTTTTCATATATTTGTAAAGTTAAAAATTATTTAATATAAGAAAATATATGAGCTATAACATCGACTGTCCATCCGTTTCAGATGGCTTTGTACCGCTGGGTATTACTGACTCATTCGGTATAGTTATCAGGAAGTGTCTGTAATCTTTCGCATTCTACAGGGGTAAGTTTTCGGATAACAACATTTGTCATATGTTCATTTGGAAATTCATACAATCAGGTCTTTGCACCACGACCACCACCATTTGCAGAAAGTGATACAGATTTTCATTCAATAGAATATACTCTGTCTCATTGTCATCAAGAGTTAAATTGTCAGATTCTAACCATAGTATTTCAAGCGTGTGAGCAATTTATAGAATAGCTTTTTGCATCATCTTTGAATATCTCGTATCCCTGACGGAGTTTTCATACAGAATTTATAGGATATATGCAATTTTTATTTTCCTTATATCCGTTGGTATCTCTATCTACTATATACTTTTCATCCACATTATCTTCGAATATATCTTTAAGTAGTACCAACTTATCGTCTGGCTGTTCTACTCATTGTATATTTGTCCAGTATAATCTCTTCCTATTTTGAGCGGATACAAGTGCAGAGTTTATAGGATAGCATTGAGTATCAGGATATATCTCTGTGAGAACACGAGTGATTTCTTCCTTATCCGCTTTCTTCATGGAGGCTACATTTTCAAGTAAAAAATACTTTGGCTTCACTTCTTTTAGAAGTCTGACATATTCAAAGAAAAGCTTTGACTTTTCTCATGCGAGTCACTTACCATCCTTCTTTGCGATGGATAGATCTTGGCAAGGACTTCATCAAATAATCATATCAATTGTAGTTTCATATGATTCATAATTTCCTCATATAAGAACATTTCAATTTGGTACATCTATATATGATATGGCGGTAACACTTCAAATATGGATAGTATCAGGATAGTTTTTCTTCGCTATCTGTATGGCATACTTGTCAATTTCTGATGCGAAATACTTATCTACTTTTATTCATGCTCGTTCAAGAGCAACACGACCACAAGAGATTCAGTCGAAGAGTGATAAGATATTCATATGAAAAAAATTATTTAATAAATAGTTTGACCCCGCCAACTTCATTCTGATTCTCTTTCAGGTACCGATAGTCCCCGACCCAATAGGTTTGTGTTGTCATATATTAGATTTTAGAAAGTAGAGATATGAGATGTTCTGCATCTCAGGATTGATACCTATATACAGATTCTCCTATAGAGTGTGCAAGATTTTCAGGAAATGCCATTCAA